ATAATCCCTTAGGGGTATGTGTACACAGTGTGGACCGTGCGGGAGACTAATCGGTCCACTTAGACAGGATAGATATGATTAAAAGATATATAAAAATATTTGATGGATATAGGAAAGCTTATGGTACGGCTGATCTTAAAAATGCTAAAGTTGATCCAGATAAAGGTGGCAAGCTAGTACTACCCACTGGTGATTATGGTTGGACTCATAAAGAACTTACAGAAGAAGTTTATCAAAAACATTTAGACGGTATTTTATCTATTGGGGTACAAGCCTGCAATGAAAATTCAGAAGCAAAATTTGGTGTTATAGATATAGACCCAAAAAACTACGTTGATTTTGATAGAAAATATATTATTGAAAAAATTCAAGAATACAAACTACCTTTAATACCTGTTCTATCTAAAAGTGGTGGGTTGCATTTATATTTGTTTGTTAATGAATTTATATTAGCCACAGTAATAGTTTCTTTTTTAAGTAATTTACTCCCATTGTTTAAACTAAAATCAAGTAATGAGGTATTTCCTAAACAGACACAACTAACAAAGGATCCGGAAACAGGGAACGTAGGTCCAGGTCAATTTATAAACCTACCTTATTTTAAAAAATCCGAAAGGTTAGCAATAAATCTAGATGGTACAACATTTACATTCGAACAATTTCTTGAAGTTGCAGAAGCCAATATAGTTAATATAGAAGATTTAAAAAACATCACAGAAAGTATAGAAAAAAAAGATTTAGAAGGTGTTGACTCAGATTTTGATGACGGCCCTCCTTGTCTAGCTCATCTTAGCAAGATAATGAAAGATCCAGGCTTTGATGGTAAAGACAGATTTATGTATAATTATCATGTGTTTGTGAAGATGAAGTACCCAGATGACTGGCAACAAAGAGTCATGAATGCACCTGTTAAATATTTTGAACCCGTACATGCAAATGCATGGGAAGCAAAAGCTGTAAACGCTAAAGTTAGATCATGGTCTAAATCTGAAAAAGGTTACACTTGTACACAGAGTCCTCTTAATGATTATTGTAAAAAAGGTATATGTGTTAAAAAGAAATACGGTATTCTTGCAGGGTCGAAAGGGTCTTATCCGGTATTATCTAATCTAAGAAAAATAGATATTGAACCAGAACCAGAATATGAATTTGATGTAACTAAGCCAGACGGCATAGGAAAAGCATCTGTATATTGTAAATCAATTGAACATGTTACAGATCAACGTAAACGTAGAAACTCTATAGCAAGAGCAGCAGGGTTTCCACCACCAATTATAAAAGCACCAGAAGACCAACTTATTTTAGAATCTCTTTTTAATACACAGAAAGTAGTAAACCCTCCTATTGGTACCTCACCTAAAGAAAAATTACATGATGTCATACATGCAAAAATTAATGGACCTAAAGCTATGAATGATGCTGCATTTAAATCAGGTACAGTATTAATCGAAGATGGTAAGGCTTATTTTAAATTTGATAAATTTTACGATAAGCTTAGAGCTAAGAATTGGAAACACTCTGAAGATAAAACAGGTGTTATGATGAGTAATAATTATAAAGAATGTAATTTAGAATTTATTGAACAAAAAAGATTTCCTACAAAAGAAAAGGGGAAGTACAACACACCAACAAAGAATGTGGTCTCAATCAGCATAGAACAATTTGAGGACATAAAAATTAACCATACAATAATAAAACACATCACGGAGATCATGTAATGAAAGCAAAACAAATAATAGTAGAAGGTATACATTTTAGAAGTAAATTAGAAGCAAGATGGTATTTATTTTTTAAAAAACTAGGATGGAAGGTAGTATATGAGCCAGAGATAGAGGGGTTAAATGGCTGGATACCGGATTTTTTAATTATAGGTAAAGGTTTTAAAACATTAGTTGATGTAAAACCTATTGATTCAGTAGAGGAATGGGAGGACAGTTATTACGAACCTATTATGAAAGATAAAGGCGGTCATGAAAAATGTATTGGAAATAAAAAAATTATACGCGGTTATCATAAAGATTATAACAAGATCATGAATTCAGGAATTAAAAACTTACCTAAATATGAATTATTAATATTAGGCACTAACTTAAGTTTAGATGGAAAGAATGGTTTTGGTGTTTTATATGAAAGAAGCGAAAGTTATAATCGTAATGAAGAAACCGGTGAATATGAAACAAAAGACTTAAAAGATATTTATAAAGTTTCAGAATGTATGTTTGTACAAAGTGAAGATAAAATAGGGTTTTTTAGTCATGGAGCAGGTTGGAGTTGTAAGATAACTGGAGACCATGGAAAGTTATATAGATTTAGAGAGGATGATTCTGATCAACCATTTTTTAAAAAAATAGATACAATGTGGAATCAAGCATGGAGTGAGCTTAGGTGGAAAGGTAAAGAAGTCAATGAGCGTTAGAAAAATATACGGGCCTCCGGGAACAGGGAAAACAACTAGACTAATTAA